ACTGATAACTCTTTATTGGTATATCCAGCTTGGAGAAATAGACATGGAGTAACACCTATTATTCCTACATATCAAGGGGGTTATAGGAACTCTCACGTTTGGTATGCGTTAGATTCATTTCACAAACTACAAAAATAGTGACCAAAAAAAAAGCTACACAGACAGAAAAAGAATACAGAACTTACAGGATAGCTGCTTTACTTTCACGCGGAGTAACAAGATCAGAAATCATAAAATATACCGCGGCAGAGTGGGGTCTCAAACTTAGACAAACAGAACAATATATACAAGACGCTCGTATAGTTTTAAAGAAAGATTTTGATATTGATAGAAGGCAGTTTACCGCGGACATTTTAAGCCAGCTTTCTACCTTACAAAAAGAAGCAAGAAATAGTAATCAATTAAGCGTAGCTCTAGGCTGTATTAACTCTATGGCAAAAATTGCACAAATAACGACATGAGCATATTAACTAGAGAAGGTTCAGTATTAGATATTGCAGGCAGCAGCGGAGTCTCGCTAAATATAAAACAGTTATTAGCAAACATTAGAAATGATCTTCACGAACCACAAAGAGAGTTTTTTGATAATAGTAATACTGAAATATTAGGTTTATCTGCTGGTTATGGTGCAGGCAAGACTAGAGCATTATGTGCAGTCTGTGTTAAATTAGCTGCTTTAAATGTTGGTTATACAGGTGCTGTAATGGAGCCGACAGGTTCATTGATTCGAGACATCTGGCAAAATGATTTTGAGCAATTTTTAGAACACTATGAAATACCTTATTCATACAGAGCTAGTCCATTACCAGAATACATTTTACATTTACCAGATGGAGATACAAAAATATTATGCAGAAGTTTTGAGAACTGGTCACGCATAATCGGTTTAAATTTAGCTTTTGTATTAGCAGATGAAATCGACACAGTTTCACCATCTGTGTGCGATAGAGCATTTCCGAAGATTTTGGGAAGGTTAAGGGCTGGTAATGTCAGGCAGTTCTGCGCAGCAAGCACTCCAGAGGGTTTTAGATGGATGTGGAATACATTCGGGTCTGAAGCAGCGCAAGAAAGAACTGACCGCAAACTAATAAGAATGAGAACGCAAGACAATCCACACTTGCCAGAAGATTTTATTGAAAGAATGCAAGCAAACTACGATTCTAGTATGTTGCAGGCTTACCTTAACGGTGAGTTTACCAACCTCACAACTGGGCAAGTATATGACAGATTTATAAGAAAAGATAATGTGATAAATGAGTTGCCAGATTATAAAATGGAGCCTTTAAGAATTGGTGTGGATTTCAATATTGGAAATATGAGTGCAGTTATTGGTGTCAAACTAGAAGATAAATTAGTAATTATTGATGAAATTGTATCAGCACATGATACAGACGCTCTTGCGAAAGAAATTAAGGCTAGATATCCTTACAATAAAATATATGTATATCCAGATGCCAGCGGTGGAAATAGAAGCACAAACAGCAGCCAAACTGATATTGCCATTTTGGAGACGTATGGGTTCAGTAATCAATCACCGCGCAGTAACCCGCCAATCAGAGACAGGGTTTCTTCCGTACAGGCTCTTTTATGTAACGGAAAAGGGCAAGTACGTCTACATATCCATGCCAGTTGCAGAAAGTTAATTGAATCTATGGAACTTCAGAGTTACAATGAAAAAGGTGAACCAGATAAAGATTCAGGATATGACCACATGGCAGATGCACTAGGATATATTATTTGGCGTGAATACAATCCTTTGTTTGCGCGGGCGGGCAGACCTACAGGAATTAGAATATATTAAGAACATGGTATTATTGAGGCAAAACTGTGTATAGCTCACTAAATATTTACGATCAACAATTAGCTATAAAACCAAATACAGTAGCTTCTCCAAATGCGGCATTTCAACGTATGGCTGTTTTTTGGCCTTTAATAGAAGATTTAAAGGAAGGTTCATACAAAATAAAAAGTAAACACCGTAAATATTTATTTCCTGAGCCTAGAGAAAGTACAGAAAGTTATGACTCGAGACTAAATAGAAGTACTGTTGTACCTTTTATGCAAAGAATAGAAAAAATGCTGGCTGGTATGCTTGTAAGAAAGCCTATTCGATTAGATGACACATCAGATTTAGTGAGAGAGCAATTATTCGATGTAGATTTAGAGGGAAATGATTTAAATATTTGGTTATACCAGACTGCTAGAACTGTAATTTCATTTGGTCATGTAGGTGTTTTAGTAGATGCACCTAAAGAAGGAAGTAAAGCTAGGCCATATTGGGTAACTTATAAACCTAGCGATATATTAGGTTGGAGGACTGAGATAGTAGAAGGGTCTAGAGAACTGACACAAGTAAGATTATTAGAAAATGTTATTGAGCCTGATGGTTTATACGGTGAAAAAAATATTACTCAGATTAGAGTATTAGAACGTGGTCGTTATGAAATACATAGAAAAAATGATAAGAATGGTAAATTTGAAATATTTGATGAAGGTGAAATGAGTCTCAAAGACAAGATACCCTTTGCTGTCGCTTATTCTAATAGGGTTGGATATTTTGAAAGTCGAAGCCCCTTGTATGATATTGCAGAGTTAAATCTTAAACATTACCAAATACAATCAGATTTAGATAATATTTTGCATATTAGTGCTGTACCCAACTTAGTTGTATATGGTTTTCCTAATAGTGATGAAATAACTACTGGACCCAATGAGGCATTATCTTTGCCGCCAGATTCGAGAATGGAATATGTCTCACCCGCAGCAGATAGTTACAATGCACAATTTAAAAGACTAGACGATATTGAAAAACAAATAAATACTTTATCACTGGCCGCAGTTCTTGGGCAGAAGTTAGTAGGAGAAACAGCAGAGGCGAAGCGAATAGACCGTTCACAAAATGACAGCACTATGATGGTGGTTGCTCAACAGATGCAAGATTTAATAGATAATTGTCTTAAGTTTCACAGTGAATATTTGAATGATTCAAATGCTGGAAGTAGTTTTGTTAATAGAGATTTTGTAACAGCAAGATTAGAGCCACAAGAAATACAGGCTTACTTACAGTTATTTACTGCTGGTACCATTAGTCAGGAAACTTTATTAAACCAGTTAACTGCTGGTGAAATTCTAGGTGATGATTTTGACGTTGAAGAAGAGATTGAAACCACACAAGCTGGAGGCCTAACAGAATCTGAACCACCTGAAGAGCCTGAAGATATTGAAGAAGAGGAGCCAGATGAAGAATGATAAATGAGTATTCCAGAGGTATTTTTTAGAGAGACTATTGATTTAAATAGATATAGTAACGCTGTAGCTAATAGGTTTGTAGAAAATTATGTTTTAGTTATTTATAATGCTGCAGAACAGCTTGTAAAAATAGATATAAAGCAACAAGCTGCGCCTGCTGGTGTTGTCGTTGCACCACAAACTAAAAAAAGATTAAGAGCAATTATTGCTCAATCAAAGGCAAGTATGGATAAATGGTCTAAAGAAACGACCAAAGTAATGATAAAAGAAATGGAAGGTTTAGCAAAAATACAAACAGGATTTATAGAAAGAGAGTTACAGAAGGCAGTTAAATCTGGTGATATTCCTATAAACTCAGTTGCTGTAAGCCAAAGATATGCTTCCTCCTATGTAAAAACTGATCCAACTAAAATAAATATTTTTACAAGTAAACAATTTACTGAAGATGATTTTATAAAGTTTGGTTCAGGTAAATTTCAGCTAACCGCTAGACAAGGTGCGATGATGACATTACCTAATGGAGAAACTGTACAAAAAGCTTTTAGAGGTATTGCTACTAGAAATCAAGCATTATTAGCAAGAACTATTACTGCTGGAGTTTTTAGCGGTGAATCATCTAAGCAGATAGCAAAAAGATTAGCTGGTAGATTAAATTTTGAAGATACTACAAAGGCTGCAGGGCAGACAAAATTAGCAGCGCATCAAATTAAAACTATTGTAAGAACCTCTGTTAATCAGGTACAGAATCAGGCTTCACAAGCTGTATATGCTGCAAACAGTAAAGTTGCACCACGATATGAATATGTTGCAACTCTTGACAGTAGAACTAGCAATATATGCATGAGATTAGATGGTCGCAAGTTTGCATACAATCGTGGACCCACGCCACCACAACATTTTAACTGTCGATCTACTACTGTACCAGTTGTAGATTATGAAGGCTTAGGTAAACGTAAAGGCTTTGAAGATTTAAAGCCGCCACCAATAAATAAAGCTGTAACTAGGCCAACTGGAGAGGGTACAGGAAGAGTACCGCAAGGAACTAAATATGGTGATTGGCTTTTGAATCAGGATAAAAAATTACAGATAAAAACTTTAGGTAGCGAAAGAAAAGTTAGAGTTTTTAAAAAAATAGCAAAAGCAGAAGGGTCTGGACAAGCTGCTATAAGAAAAATGGTCAGAAATGATGGAACTGAAGTACCTCTAGAAAAGCTTCAAAAATTATATGGCAAGCCTAGTGCTGTTAAACAAGTAACCTCACCTGTAACTAAAGCACCGAAGATAAAGACATCACCTACTATGGCAACAGAAGGTGTTGATAAGTGGTTAGTACAAAACAAAATTAATAATATTCAAGAGTTTACAGAGGATAGTTTGGACAGTTTAGAGAAAGTAGGAGGTCTAACTGAAAGAAATGTTAAGAGAATGAGAGAGTTTATGAAGAAAGGTAAAATTGTACATCAGTACAATATGAGCAATGAAAAGACCCAAGCATATATAGATTTACAAAAGAGATATTTGACAGGTAGGAATCTTAAAGCCTTTGAAGAATCACATAAAACTGTTATTAAACGATTTGATTACATTAATAAATTAGATAAAAAAGATTTACCCCAAAATACTAAAGATTGGCAACAAATTTGGAATGGCTATGGCCAAAGGAGAATAAATTCAAGAAAAGATTTGATAGACGACAGTATTGAAAGACTTAAAAATAATCAATTACCTCAAAGTAGTTTCCAGCGTAAAGTATTTAACAGTTATTTTGGTACTGCAACTGGCGGCACTAGCGGTTATACCAATTTTAGTAATGGAATGATTCATACGCAATTACCTACAAGTGCAAAAAAAGTAACTGTTACGACTGCTAAAAAAATGAAAAAAATATCAAAAGAAACTTTAGATAATAATTTCAAATTTTCTAAATTTAAAGGTAATAAATATGAACGATGGAAACAAGGCCAAGAAACTGGAATTAGTGAAGTTTGGAATAATGGCACACCTATGGATTCTGCTTTTGATTGGTTAGATACATTAGTTCACGAAATGGGACACCAAGTACATTATCAATCTGGTGCATTAAATTTAGGTAGGCAATATTTGAAAGACAAAGGAATGACTTATGTAACTGGTTATAGTCGAACTAATCATTTAGAGCAATTTGCAGAAGCTTTCACTCAATATATTTTTAATCCTGAAGGGTTGCAAGAGAAGGCTCCACGCTTGTATAAATGGGTAGATGCAACTTTAGACCAATCACTTAAAAATTTATGATGCCATTTGAAGCCGCAGAACTAATTAACAAGTTCCCAAAAAACAGAAGAGTACCAAAACAAATATATGATTTAATTCAAAACTCTACAGGTCAAACTAAAAAAGAGTTTGAGCAATTAATTGAGGGTTTATATGTCTTAGCGTTAGAAGATGAGGATTTTGACCTGTTAAACAAATACTTTAGATAGTTATGCCACTAAAAAAAGGTAAATCACAAAAAATTATCTCATCTAATATTCGTAAGCTAATGAGAGAAGGAAAGAGCCTTAAACAGGCTCAAGCAATCGCATTATCAAGTGCTAAAAAACGTAAAAAGAAGTAATATAAAAACAGCTACAGATGTCTCTATGTACGGTAAACCTAAGAAATCAAAAAAAACTAAAATTAAAAAAGTAAAAAAAACTAAAAAGTAAAATGAAAAAAGGTTCTAGAGTAAGTTGGGTTTATCAAGGTAAACGCACATACGGAAAAGTTACAGGTGTAGCTGGAAAGCGAGCGTCAATTAAGGGTCCATCAGGAGGTACTGTTACACGTGTTGGTACAAGTGATGATCCAGTTATAAGAATAGTTTCTGAATCTACAGGCAATGCAGTTCTAAAAAAAAGATCACAGTTAAGGTCTGCACCTAAAAAGAAAAAATGAAACTAACAACTAGACAAAAGAATACTTTAGCTAAACATCAGAAGACGCATGGCCATACTAAAGCGCACATGGATTTTATGAAGCGTAAGATGAGAGAAGGAATGTCATTTACTGAGGCGCATAGATTGGCAATGAGAAAGAAAGGTAAATGATAAAAAAAGGAGGTCATACATTTAAAGGTGTTAATAAACCTATTAGAACTCCTAACCATAAGAGTGGTAAATCACACGCGGTTGTTATAAATGATGGTGGTAAAACTAGGCTTATAAGATTTGGTTTGCAAGGAGCTAGTACAAAACCACCAAGAAAAGGTGAATCAGATTCTGACAAAGCTAAGAGAAAAAGTTTTAAAGCTAGACATGCTAAAAATATTGCTAAAGGTAAAACGTCTGCGGCTTACTGGGCTGACAAGGTCAAGTGGAGTTAGTATTATGTTAAATATTGTTAAAATTATTTATGACTGACGAACCAATCAAGCCAAATCCTTCACCACAAGAAGTTGAATCATTAAAAGAAAGTGTAAGAAAATTAGAGGCAAATAACAAAGCATTGATGGAGCAATATGCCAAAGCACAAGAAAAAGCTAAAGCTGTACCACCCGATATTGACGTAAATGCCTTAATTGCTTTCAAACAGCAAAAAGAACAAGAGGAGCTAGAAGCAAAAGGCAGATATGAGGAGGCGATAGCAAAACAAGCACAGCAATACCGAGAAGCTGAAGAGGCAAAAAACAAAAAGATTGCAGAGTTGGAGGCAAAACAGAGGCAACTTGAGGTTGAAGCACCAGCTGTAACTGCCCTTGCTGACGTTGTTCACGACCCTCAATATGTTTTATCACGAATTAGCAAAGATCAGTTATCTAGAGAAGCAGATGGGACAGTTGTTGTTGTTGATGGGTATAACAGGACAAGTGTAAAAGAATGGGCAATGTCAAATATGCCACAGTGGGTTCAAAAGAATCCAAGACCTCAAGGAGGAGGTGCTACAACTACAAAAGTACAAACAGAGTTTGTTACTGCTGCTGGTGAGAAGAATCCATTCGCTAAAGAATCATTTAACCTTACAGAACAAAGCAGATTATATAAAACAGATATAAATAAATATAATATGCTCAAAAATGCAGTTAGCGGTTAATATAGGTTTATCTAGTGTGCGCTAGTTAGGGTTTGCACCCGCTATTAAACATATCTAATTAATTACATGGCTACAGTTCGTAGTGATTTAATTATTCCAGAGGTGTTTACCCCCTATTTGATAGAAGCTACGACTCAAACTGATAGTTTCCTTCAAAGTGGTGTGGTGCAACCTCTAGCAGAATTAAATCTATCCGCAGAAAGAGGTGGTGACTTTGTTCGCATACCTTT